AAGAAGTTTATGATAGTTCGACCACATCAAAAAAAGAATTTGTTGAATTTATTGAAGGATTGACAAATAAGCAATTTGAAAAAGTTCAGGAGTTTTTCTCTGAAATGCCAGTTCTTAAACATGAGATTAAATTAAAAAATCCAAATACTGGTGTTGAAAATAGTTTTGTAATTCAAGGATTATCTAATTTTTTCGGATAAGCCTCTTTCATAATACGTTAGAGGGGTATTACAAGACTAATTTTGCCTTGATGCAACACCATAAATATAGTTTGAGTGAAATAGAAGATATGATGCCTTGGGAGAGACAAGTTTATACTAGTCTCCTCATGCAATACCTAGAACAAGTCAAACAAGAACAAGAAAAAGCAGCAAGGTAATAATGGCACACGGTTATCTTACACCAGAAGCAGTATCAGGCGAAGGACTTGGAATCCCATATAAGAGATTATATGATGCATTCAAGAAACTTTTTCGCAAAGATCTCCGTGTCGTTAATGCTAACGTAAAAGAAGTAAGGGACTTGTTACCTGGGGGGAAGGATAGAGCACAACTTCCACCATCAGGGCAGAAAATGCTTGGTGGTGCTGCAACAAAACTACTAACAGGTGCTACTTCTAGTGCTATTGTTCCCAAAAAAGCAGGTATTGTAAACACAGAGGCAAAAACTGCTATTGTTGGCAAAAATGCCACTGATATTAATAGAAAAGAACAAAAATACCTAGGAACTACTGATCCTGATACGGCAGGTGGTCCAAAGACCAGAAAAGGCGGAACTTTTACTGATTTTGGTTCTACTTCTTCTGCACCAGAAGCAAAACCGCTAAATGCAGAAAATTTCTTTGCAAAAGCGCAAACTGGTGTTGGTGATAGTGGAGAATATTTAACAAAATCGCAAAGAGTTTCGGATTTTAGAAAATCGCAGGAAATGCGAACTGCCTCGGCAAATACTCCTGCAATTTCACCTGATAGTGGCGTCGATATTGTCGCTGCTGTTAATAGGAATACACAAGCAATTGTTGCTTTATCTAATCTAACGGAAGAGCAGACAAAATCGCAACGCTCGATGCATAACGAGCAACAAGCTCAATCAGATAAACTTGCTTCTAGAGCACTTGCTAGAGGCGAAGAAAAAGCATTAGAAAAAGGTTCTGATCTTTCTGGGTTTACTACACCAGAAAAATTCCAAAAGTTACTACCTGGTGGAGGTGGATCTGGCGGAGGCGGTGGTGCTGGCGGTGGACCTGGACTTGGTATTGGTGGTAAAGTTGGCGCTAAAAAGGTAGTACAAGCAGTTGGTAAACGTGGTGCAGCACGAGTAGGAACACGATTAGCAGCAAAATATGGTGGTAAAGCAGCAGCAAAAGCAGCAGGTAAATATGGCGGCAAAGCAGCTGCTAAACTTGGTGTTAAGGGTGCTGCGAAGATAGGAGCGGGTGCTGTTGCTAAATCAGTTGGCAAAAAGATACCTTTAGTTGGTTTGGGTCTTGGTGCTGTCTTTGCAGCACAGAGAGCATTACAGGGTGATTTTGTGGGTGCTGGTCTTGAGTTAGCATCTGGTGCAGCATCAACAGTTCCTGGTATTGGCACAGTTGGATCAGTTGGTATTGACGCTGCTCTTGCTGCCAGAGATATGGGAATGACGCCATTCGCTAAGGGTGGTATCATTACACAACCGACTAATGCCCTTATGGGTGAAGCGGGTAAAGAAGGTGTTTTCCCATTAGAAGGATCTAAAGGTAGAAAAACATTCCAGATGTTTGGTGAGGGCATTATTAACGCACAAAAAGATGCGAAAGATGAGTTTGCTAAAGTTCAAGCTTCTGGACTTAAATTCTATTTCCAAAATCAGGATGGATTTAAGTTTTTTGGTAATATACTTAAAAATGTCTTTGCTCCTTTCCTACTACCACTTAAAGCTTTAGGTGCTCTTAAAAATCTAGGTGGTGGTTTATTAAATTCATTATTGGGTGGTTCTGCTAATGCAGCACAAAATGGTCCTGGTGGTGGTATGGTTGATCCAACTATTTCTGGTGATGAAGAAGAATACTTAATGCGTCTAATGATTGCTGAGGCAGGCGGTGAGGGTGAACTTGGAATGGCAGCAGTTGCAAGATCTGTTATGAATAGAGCAGGTCTTATTCAAAGTGGAGAAGTTGGTGCTGGCACATTCATGTCAAAAAGCGGTAGTATTACCGATGTTATTGAAGGAAAGAATCAGTATCAACCATTTGCAGAAGGAAAATTAAAGAAAGCATTAACAGAAGAAGAGAGAAAAAGAGCAAAGAAAGCTCTAGATATGGCACGTAATCAGGCATCATTGCGCGGCAATCTAGAAGCATCTGGTATGGGTGCTGCTAGTATTAATAAAATTATGGCATCTACTGGATTTAGAACTCATGCTGCAGAGTATGATGCATCACAAGAAGTGAATGTTACTGAACTTGGTGGGCATCGTTTCAATACTGCTGGTAATGCTAAAATGCTCACCCCTGGCGCTAAGATTAGTGCAGGAATTAGCAGTAAAGAAGGAACTGGAATGTCAACATTTGGTGAAACCGATGGTGGATCTGGAAGGTTAAGGAATAAAGAAGGATATGTTCACGGACACTTCCAAAGTACTACTGGAACTAAACGAGATGTTGTTAACGACACATCGGCAGTTGTGCGTAGTATGTTAAATTCTGGTTTAACTGATATTTCTATATCGGATGGAACCACTTTTCTGCCAAGTATGTCTGATGGCGAGATTAAGGGTGTGATAGAAAGAGGATTAGCACAACATTCGCATAGTGGTGATGGTCGATCTGTTGATATATTTGTTCCAAAAGGCACTCCTGTTCCTTTCCCACTAATGGATGTAAGCAATTCTGGCAATGGTGCGGGTAGGACTGGTATTCTTCCTGGATCTGGAAATACCTGGGTGGGACATTTAACTCCTGGTTCTCAGTCTGGATCTAGACCTTCTTCTGGTATTGCTGCAGAACCAGATACATCTCCAGCAAAAATGCTTGCGTCTGCTGGAATGCCTGCATTAGCAGCATCATCCGCATCTCCAAATACTGGAACACCTATCATGGCAACATCAGCACAAGTAGCATCTGCTTCTGGTGTTGGTGCAGCACCTACAGTAATTAATAATTACTATGGTTCTGGTGGTGGCAAGCAAAGTAGTGGAGTTAATCCAAATGGGGTATCTGCTGGCATTGATATGAATGCTGCAGGTCTTGGTGCGTTCCAAGAATTAAAACTTAGATCATTAGCATAATGGCACAATCACAACAGTTTCAAAATATCACAGATTTCTCTTTAAAGAGTGTTGTTATAGCAGCACTTGGAGAAACAGAAGGGTATGAAATCAAGCAAATGGTAAGTACATTTTCGTATGTTGAGAATGTTACTAGTCCATTTGTTGCAGGAACTATGAGTGTTGCTGATAGTGCTGGACTGTTAGCAAATCTTCCTATTCAAGGTGGTGAGACTGTTAAGATAGTTGTGGACACTTCTTCTGCAGATGAACCACAAGAATATGTAATGCAGGTATGGAAAGTAGGTAATAGATATGCTAAAAATCAAGTACAAGCATTTACTTTAGGTCTTGTATCTGTTGAAGCACTTAATAATGAATGTGTGAGATTAATGAAAAGATTGGAAGGAAAACCAGAAGAGATTATTGCTAAAATTTTACAGGAAAATTTAAACACAGACAAACCATTTGTAGTAAATTTGAATGGAATGACATCACCAACTCAATTTGCTGTAAAAATGCTTCCTACAAATAGGAGACCATTTGATATTATCTCATCGTTATGTGTAAAGAGTGTAAAAATTGATAGTGGTGGATCTGCAGGAAAAAATTCAAAATCTGATGGAGACAGAGGTAAAATTAGTGGATCTGCTGGGTATTTTTTCTGGGAAAATAAGAGAGGATATAATTTCTTTGCCGTTGATGATCTACTAGATGCGAATGAAGAGAACACATGGGGTCCATACATTGAAAAACCATCTAATCAATCAGATGGTGCAGATGATAGACTTACAATTTCTCAAGCAGTATTTCAGTCTGAAGTTGATGTTATGTCTGCTATGAGGAAAGGAAAGTATTCTAGTCTTATTGTTTTCTTTAATCATTCTACAGGTCAGTATCATGAATATGATTATAGTTTGGAAGATGCATATGATAGCATGAAGCATCTTGGAGCACAAAATAAACCATCTTTAATTAAATTTGGAGATAAGTCTATTTCTGATTATCCAACTAGAATTGTATCTACAATCTTGGATCATGAGTCCTGGTACAATGAACCCGGAATTGCATCTTATGAAGAAGAAGATGAATCAGAAGAACCAAGTGAATTTTGCGATTTTCATAAACATTTTGCAGCACAGTCTTTAATGCGATATGAACTATTGAAACATCAAATGGCAACAGTTGTGATTCCGGGTAATTCTGAAATTTGTGCAGGTGATAAGATCAACATAAAACTTGTAAATAAAGCTCCTGGTGCTAGAATACAGGATGAACCATATGATCAAGAAAGTAGTGGCATTTACCTCATTGAAGAAGTGACACATACTTATGATAGTACGAAATCAACAAAT